AAAACATTATTTCAATCTTGTCATATACTACATAAACAAGGTAAATACTATATCGTACATTTCAAAGAACTTTTTGCTTTAGATGGTAAAAAAGCAACTCTAGTTGAGAACGATATACAAAGAAGAAACACAATCGCTATTTTATTACAAGACTGGAACTTAATTGATATAGTTAAAAAAGAGGATGCTAATAACAAAGCACCTTTAAGTCAGATCAAAGTTTTACCATTTAAAGAGAAAAAAGAATGGACTTTATCTGCTAAATATAACATAGGAAAAAAGGTCACAAACGAAGATAGCGAAAATGCAAATACCAAAGTTTAAAGAATTTTTTGTAGAACAAGATTTAGAGCGTAAAGCAAAACCTATTACGGTTGCTATTATCACAATAGCAGATTCAAAAGACCCTAAAGAAAATACTACTGCTGATCTCATATCAAAAGCGTGTGATAAAAAAGGCATAAAGTGTATTATTGTAAATACAAAATCAACAATCATAACAGATAAAGACGAAGATAAAAACACATTAACGGTTTATAACTATGATGGTAAAGGTGCTAAACATACTTTCATAGGTAAAGATACCGTTTGTATAACAAGAGGTGGTGCATTAGAAGATGAAGGTGGTTTATCTTTAATATCTGCCTTTCAAAACTCACAAGCGTTTATGTTAAACACAAGAGCGGCAATGCTTACTTGTGATAACAAATTAACTTCAGCATTATTATTTGAAAAGTTTGGTATACCTACACCTAAAACTGCTTACGTATCAAACGAAGATAATTTAAAAACTGCATTAGATAAAATCGGTGGTAAGTTTCCTGTCATATTAAAAACATTAACAGGTACACAAGGTGTTGGTGTAATAAAAGTAAACGACTATGAAGGTCTAGTTGCAACGGTTCAGGCAATGTGGAAACTAAATGCTGAAATGTTAATACAAGAATATATGAAAACAGATTTTGACGTAAGAACTTTTGTAGTTGATAACAAAATATTTGCAAGTACAAAAAGAACTCATAGCACTTATGACTTTAGATCAAATACACATAGAGGTGCTGAGGCAGAACCATATAAATTAAGTGAAGAAGAAATAGAATTAGTTTTAAAAACTGCTAGATTATCCAGAGCATATATGTGTGGTGTAGATCACATAGTTTATAAAAATAAACCTTACATATTAGAAGTAAACGGAAGTCCAGGTTCAGGCGCAGATTACGAAGGTTATCAATACAAAGATTATTATTCTGATCCAGAACCATCAGGTAGAATAGATGGCGAAAAAATGATGTCATATGTTATTGATTGGATTTCAGATAGGGCACATTGGGATAGACAATCATTAGTAGAGTGTGGTTGGTTAGAAACAATGGATATAGATGAGATTGGAAAAGTAAGAGTTAAGTTTGATACAGGTAACGGTTCGGCTGCCTGTGCTTTACACGCCGATAAAATTATAGAATCAAAAGGCAAAATTGTTAAATGGGAATATGATGGTAAAGTTTATACTAAACCTAAACACGGTGTTAGTAAAGTATTCAGATCAAATGCAACTAACGAACCATCAGAAATTAGACCTACAATATTAATGACACTTACATTTAATGGATTTACATATCCTAATATTGAAGTAGGTTTAGATCAAAGACCTAGATCAGGTTCAGACCTATTAGTCAATAGAGATTTAATGCGACAAATGAATGTTGCTGTTAATCCTAATAGAACTTTTGTATTAAGTAAACGATTGAGACCTATTGAAAAAGAAGGTAAACAAGACAAAGTTGGTTTTGAAAAGAAATAGCATTGACTTTTAGAGTCAGTTGTGATATAACTATATTATAAGGAGAAATATTATGCCAAGTGAAATAAAGATCATAAGACTATCTACTGGCGAAGATGTAATTGCTAAAGTAGATGAAGGTAGTGGCGAAACGGTTGAGTTAAAAAATCCTTTCGTTATTATTCCACAACAATCAGCACCAGGACAACCAATACAATTAATGATGTCATTGTATAATGCGTATGGTAAAAAAGATACGATTACAATGAATAAGGATAAAATTGTTTTTATGTCTGTGCCTAAAGATGAGATATTAAAATCTTACGAACAAAATACTAGTAGGATTTTAACACCTAAATCAAGTTTAATAACAGAAACGAATATACCTACATTAAAAAAGTGATAACGGTAAACTTTATACGGACAAATAATGATAAAGTCTGTGTTGAAGTAGAAGAAGGAACCACTTTAATGCAGGCGGCTAGACAAGCAGATATAAAAGAAATACCTGCCGATTGTGGAGGTAATTGTGCTTGTGCTACTTGTCATATATATTTAACAAATGCTTGGGCACATATTCTTCCTATAAAACAAAATGGTTTAGAACAATCATTATTAGAATATGAAAAAGATTATATTGAAGGCGTGAGTAGATTGAGTTGTCAAATACAATTGACAAAAGAATTAGATAATTTAACGGTGAGATTAAGAGATAATGAACTTTTATAAAAGTGTAATAGAACATAACGGTAAACTTCTTGTTAGAGGTATACACGAAGGACAAGAGTTTAAAGAGAAGATTGATTATAGTCCTACTCTTTATGCTATCTCACAACAAGATACAGAATTTAAAACTCTATCTGGTCAATGTTTAAAACCAATTAAGTTTGGTAATATTAAAAAGGCAAGAGAGTTTAAGAGAAGTTATAATACAGAAAATGCACCTATCTTTGGTATGGATCGTTATCAATATCAATATATTTCAGATAACTATCCTGAAGAAATACAATTTTCAAAAGATCATATAAAAATATTTACACTTGATATAGAGTGTAGTGCCGAAAACGGTTTTCCAGATGTACAAAATCCAGTAGAAGAATTACTTTGTATTACGGTTAAAAATCAATCTAACAAACAGATTATAACTTGGGGTACAGGTGACTTTAAAACTGATAGATCAGACGTAACTTATATAAGATGTAAGTCAGAAAAAGTTTTGATTATGGAGTTTATGAAGTTTTGGATGAAGAACTATCCAGATGTAATCACAGGTTGGAATACAAAGTTTTTTGATTTACCTTATCTATGCAATAGAATTAAATTACTTACAGACGAAAAAGTTGTAAGAAGATTATCGCCTTGGAATCTAGTAGGCACGGAAGAGATAGTTGTAAGAGGCAGATCACAATTACATTATACTCTATATGGTATTACAATGTTAGATTACCTTGACTTATATAAAAAGTTTATACCAACAAGACAAGAAAGTTATAAACTTGATTACATAGGTAAAGTAGAGGTAGGTGTACAAAAAGATGAAAACCCTTATGATACATTTAGAGATTGGTATACTAAAGACTTTCAATCGTTTGTAGATTACAATATTAAAGATGTAGAAATTGTTGATAAACTAGAAGACAAATTAAAATTAATTGAATTAATCTTAACTATGGCATACGAAGCCAAAGTGAATTACCAAGATGTATTTTCACAAGTTAGATTTTGGGATACACTAATCTATAACTTTTTGCGTAAAGACAATATTGTTATACCGCCAAAAGAAGATAATATAAAAGATGAAAAGTATCCTGGTGCATATGTAAAAGATCCACTAGTAGGTATGCACAACTGGATTGTTTCGTTTGACATCAATTCACTATATCCACATTTGATTATGCAATATAATATTTCTCCAGAAAAAATTATTGGTATGAAATCAAATGGGATTACGGTGAATAAGATGTTAAATCAAGCAACGCCTCTAACATATCTTAAAACTGAAGGTGCAACGATAACACCTAACGGTGCATTATTTAAAACTGATAGTGAAGGTTTCCTACCTAAACTATTAGGTAAAATGTATAATGATCGTGTTAAGTTTAAAAAGAAAATGTTAGAGGCGAAAAAAGAATATAATAAAACAAAAGATTCTAAATTACAAAATGAGATTGCTCGTTGTCATAACATACAATGGGCGAAGAAGATTGCCTTAAATAGTGCTTACGGTGCAATCGGTAATCAATACTTTAGATATTATGATGTAAGACAGGCAATGGCAATCACACTTGCAGGTCAATTCGTTATTCGTTTCATAGAGAAAAATGTAAATGAATATATGAATAAAATATTAAAGACACACGATAAGATAGATTATATTGTGGCGTCTGATACAGATTCAATTTATCTTACAATGGATAAACTTGTTGAACAAGTATGTAAAGATAAAACAAAAGAACAAACATTAAAGTTTTTAAACAAAGTTGTTGAAAGTAGAATAGAACCTTTCCTAGATAAGTGTTTCAAACAATTAGCAGAATATACTAACGCATTTCAAAACAAAATGGTAATGAAACGAGAAGTAATTGCTGATAAAGGTATATGGACTGCTAAAAAAAGATATATGTTAAATGTATTAGACGAAGAAGGTATTACATTTGACGAACCTAAATTAAAAATTATGGGTATAGAAGCAGTTAAATCTTCTACACCTGAAGTTTGTAGAACAAAGATTAAAGAAGCGATTAAGATTATAATGTCTAAACAAGAAAGTGATTTACATAAATTTGTAAAAGATTTTAGAACTATATTTTTTACTCTACCTGCTGAGGCAGTATCGTTTCCTAGAAGTTGTAATAATATGAAAAAATATTATTCTTCTAGTGATGTGTTTATCAAAGGCACACCTATTCACGTAAAGGGTGCTTTAATCTATAATCATCAAATAAAACAATTTGGATTACAAAACAAATATCCTCTAATACAAGAAGGTGATAAAATTAAATTTGTTAAACTAGTAGAGGCAAATCCATTTAAGTTTGATGTTATAAGTTATGTTACTACTTTACCTAAAGAGTTTAAACTTGAAAAATATATTGATTATGAAATACAATTTGAAAAAACTTTTGTTGATCCTATCAGATTTATATTACAACCGATAGGGTGGACACCTGAACCAAAAGCAAGTTTAGAGGCATTTTTTGGATGAGTCCGTTAGATATAACATTGATAATAGCAATTAGTTTACATTGGGGTTTTGCTACTGGTGCTATGATTGCTGCTAGAACAACTTTAAGTATACCTAGATTTATATTAATACTATGGTTGTTTAGATATATGGTACAAAGTTATGGATTATAGTAAAAAATATAATGTAATATATGCTGACCCACCTTGGTCATTTAAAACTTATTCTGATAAAGGTAAAGATAGAAGTCCTGAAAAACATTATAGTGTTATGAGTTTTAAAGATATATGCAATATGCCTATTAATAAAATAGCAAACGACAATTCAGTATTATTAATGTGGGTTGTTGATCCTTTACTTGATAAAGCATTTGAGGTAATTAATGCTTGGGGTTTCAAGTACAAGACCGTTGCATTTACTTGGGCAAAGACAAATAAAACTAAACCTGGTTTCTTTACAGGTCTTGGATACTGGACTAGAGGTAATCCTGAAATGTGTTTACTTGCA